ATTTCTTTTAGTTCTTCGATTGTAAATTTACGTGTTTTTCTCGCTCGCTCTACAAGTGCTTCGTATTTTTCTATTCCTAGCTTGTTAATCAAATGACCTTGATACTCTAAAAGGTTACCACTTAAAAACGTATTGCAATGCTCACATTGTAGATGGCAGTTATCTTCATCAAATCTCACATTCCAATGATTGTTGGCATTAAAATAATGTCCGCAGTTTTCCTTTTTTGCTGGCTTTTGACAACTGATGCAAACGTTATCCTTATCTCGAAGTCGAATGTACTTGTTAAACGTTACCTGTGCAATCTTTATGTAGTCCTGGACTGTCATCAACTCAGCTTTTTTTACTGCTTTCGTCTTTTTCCAAGCCTTTTCTTTTTCAATCGCTACCCAAACACGAACACATTCAGATTCTTTACAGTATTTCTCAAGCGTTGAACGTATCGGTGTGAATGGTTGTTTACAGTTCTTGCATTTCTTCTGTTTTGGTTGCTTCATAAAGTTGCTTTTTTAGCTTTAGGTTCTCAATATGCAAAGAATAGTTTAATCTATACATCTCCTCATTCTCTTTAGATACGCTTTTTAGCACTTCTAACGACTCTAAAAGGTCTTGCACCATTACTTGTATACCTTGCTTCTGTTTATCGCTTGTAGAAGCGTGTTTTTGTCTTACGATAAGTTTGTTAATCACTAACCCTAAATTGATTCGTGCTAGTGTTAGACTTAATGCGGTGCTTTTATGTTTCATAGTTCGTGTTTAATACGAGTTCCATTTTTCTTTTTTACGGTTTTTAATCCACTTTTTAGCATAATACTCTTCATCTGTAAGTCTTGTTTTCTTTAAGCACTTGTAGCAATACGTATCGCTACAATGATAATATCTACATCTACAATGAATATACTTTCTCCAAAGTCTCAATAATTTTCTAAAAATGCTTGACTTCATAATCTTTATTTTTTAAAATGGTAATCCATCGTCAAATTCTTTGTTTGCTTCTAGTGCTGAGTAAAATTGTTTTTGCGGTTCACTCAAGGGATTGTTACCTCGTCTTTTTATAGGGTCTATTCCTCCAATCTTAAAGCCTAATCCGTTGTTAAATTCAAATAGTAACGGCATACCTAGTTCCGTTTGCTGACCGCCCGTATCTCTATCCTTAATTTTTTCTATGTCTATCATGGTTTGATACTTCATGTCAGGGTGTTTAACTAGTCGGTGTATCACTAACATATCATCGCAACGATTCAAAAACGGTTTACCTCCTTCAATGTGTGCTTTCAATGGTGGCTTTAAATGTCCAAACCATTTATGTTCTTGAGGATATAACATTCCGCTCCTTCCTGATTCACTATTCGGATGTGTGCTAATGTACAAAGTTTTATTTAGTTGATTACAAAATTGTCTAGTTTGATTTAGAAATTCGTAATTATCCGAATGTTGCATACCTCTATCAAGTCCTGTGAACGGGTCAATAAATCCTACATCGCAATCAGTCGAACCGATTATATCTAACATATCTTTCGGCTTGTACATATTTGAGTTGTCCACAAACTTAAAATAGTATTCAATCGTTTTTTCATGCGCTCTCAGTTCTTTAAATGACAAATCTTTGAACTGCTTACCCGAATACATTTGTATTAAATCTCGCATCACTTGACCGCTTGAATTTTCCCCCATCCAAATGGTAAACTTTAAACCATGATTTGTAGCCAAAGCTAAAAAGTACCATTCCATCCAATACGACTTACCTACGTTGTCATGTCCTAGAACTATGTTTAACTGCCTACGTTTAAATCGTATGTATTCATCTAGTGCGCATCCAATACCTAAGCCTAAAGATATTTCTCCGTTCTTGTATTGGTCTAAGTATGTTGTGCTATGTCCGTTTGATAGTATCATTTGTAAAGTTCCATTTGTTTCATTACGTGTTCGTATTGCAATTGTTCAATGCTTTTTTGTTGTTTAGGAGCTTCGCTCTTTGGGTATTCTTTAGCTAACCAATTCTTACACGTTAAATACAAACTTACATAATTTTTATTAGCCTTGTAATTTTCTATTGAATCCAACACTTTATCAATCTGTTCTTGTGTATAATCAGTTTTTAACTTTTCAAATTCAATTAAAGAAATAGACAAATGATTGAAGGCTCTGTATATATTCTTTTCATTCTTTTCATTCTCTACATTCTTGTTAGTGGTTACTCGCTGGTTACTTGTTGGTTGTTTCGTGGTTATTTCGTTGGTTGCTATCTGATAATCTATGTACTTAACTATCTGAATAATAGTACCTTGCTTAGTTGATTTGATGGTTATTTCGTTGGTTGATTTCAAACGCTCTAAACACGTTCTAACTTGCTGAATAGATAAGCCTGTTTCCTTAGATAGTAATTCACGACCTGTTAAAAGGCTTCCCGTATTCACCATTACACCACGATAACTTCTATCTTTATGGTTAGCTTTGAGAATTAAGTGCATAAATAATCTAAATGTATTAGCATCATCGTACCACTCCCAATCTAAAACTTTTCTATGTATTTTAATCCATCCACTCATTACTTAATAGATTTTGGTCTTAAGCCATTTTCATACTCATTGAATCTTTCATTAACCTTATTTAAAAATAAGTATTCATTTTCAAAATGCTTACTCATAAATTGGTGAGCGTAATAAGGATAATCATTATTTGAAGGTCTTTTTACACCTCCTTTTACAAATACTCCATTTATGTACCTATCTTTTGTTTCTCTCTTATACCAAACCTCAATTGATTGACAATCATAAAAATCACTTTTAGCATCTAGCATTATAGCGTTTTTGCCATTTTTTAATACTTCGAACGTTACACCTTTGTAAACGAAAATAAACCCTTGTTTCATACTTTTGTAGTATTTAATAAAAAAAAACCCCGTTAAATCCGTAGGCTCTCACTTCTACTTCATTAACAGGGCAAACTAAATTCCTTTAGGTTCTATGGTGTGAGAGTCGAACCGTTTACAAATATAACTAATCTTTTTTAATTAGCAATAATATTTTTATAAATTAATGCTTCTTGTTCTTCAATCGTTCCCAAGAATAGCAGTTTAACCTTATCGTATGGTGTAATGTTTTCAGCTTTCCACGCTTTTAACTTCTCAGTCTTTTGTGTTTCGTCTTTTGCTGAGAATACGTAGTTAAGTAGCACTCCGTTTTTTTCTAGTATCAGTTTATAGCATTCCATAGTCAAGAGTAAAAAGAGGGGGCAAAAGTTCTACTTTTACTGCTAGGTAACCCAACACAACCCCCTCGTTAATTTAAAATGGCAAATCGTTTACTGATTCTTCAATCTTAGCAGATGTGCTTTGAATCTCATCTTTAACAAATGGCGCACTAATCTTTGCACTAAAAAAATTTTTAGTTCCATCCTTTGAAGTCTTAACCCATAAAGCAATTTCTTTATCTACTCCATCAACGTTAATTTTGCCTTTGTAGTCTGGATGGTTATCCGCCTTTTTGTCGTTCTTGAAAATTGCTCCTGTGTTCGTGTTATCGTAACTCATTTTTACTTGTTTTTAAGTGTAATTGCTGTTTGTTCTTTGTAATCTGTAAAAATAAAATCATTCCTATGTGTAAAATGTTCATTTAAAAAGTTTACCAACTCAGTAAATGTTTGAAACACGTATCTGTGTCTTATACCGCTACAACTAGAACCTACTATTACAGAATACCCGTTTTCTTCTTGTTGAATTGAAACGTCTTCAACATACTCATTTTGTTTTTTCATTTTACTTGTTTTTATTTGTTAATTAAAAATTATTTATGCTATAAAAAAAATTGTTCTTAGTGATTCGTAGTATTCTCGTGCTACCTCTACACGTTGTTTAACTCTTTCAATTGCTTCGTTGTCTCGTTTGATTATAAAACGTTTTACTCTTAGTGAGTTTGGCAAATGGTCAAAATTATGACTTGCTTGAACCGCTTCACGCACATCTAAATCCTCATCAATTAGATTCAGTTTCCAATGCATTCTACGTACCTCATCTTCTACGATTTGAAAAGGTGTGTTAGTAAGGCAGTAAACTAGTTCCGCTTCTTCGTGTCCTGTTAGCATCATGTATGATTGTAATTGCCAGTAATACATTTTGTTTGGCACTTCACTTTCAAAAATTGGGAACGTACCCATATCCCAACTGCACTTAATATCTGCTAGTAAGTTATCTGTTAAAATATCAGGCTCTCCTGTAATGAAATCATTATTAAATCTAACTTCATTTTTAACCACAAAATCCCATGATAAAACTTCTGAAGCCATTTGAATTGCAATATCTTCATTTTCCAATCCTTTATCTAAATATCTACTAGAAATATTTTCGTAATATCCAAACTCATTTTCTTTGAATAATTTTTCAATATACGATTTAGCGGTCTTACTTAATACCTCGCTTTTAGTTCTGCTATCAGTCATCAAATGACCTAATGAACTTGCTCTAAATAATAGTTTATTTTCCATTTTCAATCTCTTTTAATTTCTTATAATATGCAACTGAAGCTGATAAAGCACATTTAAAATATCCTAAGTGAATTTGTTTATCTTCAATTTTTATTTGGGCTCTAAATTTATTATGTTTTAATTTATAAACTCCTGTAAAACCGCTATTATTAATTCTATCTTTTGATGAATTTTTTCTTTGAGAAATTATCTGCAAATTACACAATTCATTGTTTATTTGATTATTATCAATGTGGTCTACTACTAAATCTTGTTTACCATTTCTTACATGACCTAAAAAAGCCATTGCTACTAATTGATGAACTTTTATAGTTTTATAGTATAAATTATTGTACAATCTTACTTCATAATAATCATTTTTAAGTTGTGGATGTAACATTTTTCCATTATGATTTCTTTTTCCACCGTTAAAAGTTATCCATTCTTTAGGCATTGAATAAACTCTACCTAGATTACTAACTTGATACATTCCTTCATAACCTGGAATGTCTTTCCATACTTCTTGCATATTTTTACAGTTAAATTATTGCAGTTAAAAAGAAACGTGGAAGGTGTAACTGCTTCACTTTTCAAACGGCTAATTACCTCCGTTCTATCCACGCATCTAATATACAAAATATTATTTAATTATAATAATTTTAATGCTGATTGTTGAACATCGCTAAGCTCAAACTTATCTAAGTCTGCAATCT